AAAAACTTTCAATATTTTATATGAAAATTGTGATGAAAATGGATTTTACATAATCGAAGATTTAAGAAACTCATATGAACAAATACTAAATAACCACGATGTTAGAAACATATGGCCTGGTATGCACTACAATAAGAAAAATGATGAACTAAAAAATTATCGTAAAGAGTTAGATAACTTTTTTCAAGATAAAATAAAAAAACTAGATTTCCATAGAGCAGATAAAATGTTTGCTATTCATTATTATCCTATGATAGTAATTTTTGATAATTTTTGCTAATAATTTTGTCCCATTTTAAAGTTTCAAGGGTGTAAATTGACTACTAATGGTATATACAAAAACGAACATTTACACCATAAAGGACGTTCTATATTGTGTTTGGAACAAGGAACATTTTATCGAATGTATACAACCTATCATAGTGCTTTATATACAATCATAAAAAACGAGAGTTTTGGGTATGATGAAGAAGAAAATGATTACGTATATACACTGAATCAATATACAGGGGAATTTGATATAGCAGATGAAAAAGTCCATTACTAGTTTGTAAAGTTAAACCCTTGAAGACATAGTTAGAACCATTATGAAATAGTTGTAAAAAATACCAATGTTGTATCATTAGTATTTTTTATGTAATAACGCGATCTAGTTACTTGACCATTTTGTATTTTCCGTCTTCATTGATAAGACGTCCTACAATTACAGGAACGACTGCCGGGTTTGTTTTTGCTTGTTCATAACTTTCAAAAGTAAATAATTCGCCAGTTTCTTCACGCCAAGCATACTTGACTCCCTTCAATATAATCTCTCTGGCGGTCCACTGAATACGTTTATCTTGTTGTTCACCCTTTTCACGAGCATCCATTTGAAAGGAAGGATAACTGGCAAATGCATTGGTTTCCACTAGGCCATATCCATAACATATTACAGGATGTTTATCGCCCTGGATACTGGAATACAATTGGCAGTCAACTGCAGTTTCCTTAATAGCTTGTAGTATTTGGTCATTTATTTTTTGCTTTTTGTTAGCCCCTTCGAATAATGCTTCATCTGTGGTAACTGGTGTTTTACCATCAGCTTTACTAACATCGCGAATACGTAGTTCAATATTAGTATCACTTGTTTTTTGCGTATCGCTTAATACGGAAATGTAAATAAATGTTTTCACTGTTCGCATTTCAGGAGGAAGTTCTTGATGACTACAAATACGCCGAGCACGTCCAATTACCTGTTCCAGACGCACATTATGCCAGTAAGGTTCAACAATATGAACAAATCTGGTATTACGAAGATTAATACCTTCTGCACCAGACGCAGTAATCATAAAGATTTTGATGATCTCTCCGTAATTATTGTTTTCGTGCTGTTCTTGTAATTGAGAAGCCAAGGAGGGGGGAATAATATCCCAATTTCCATTATATATATTTCTGATTAGTTCTTTTTCTTCTACGGATTCCGTCCCTGTATACAGGACGAATTTGGGTTTATTTCTATCTTCTTCAGAAATGTCTATTACCCATTCACTTCCAGCTTTACTTACTTTGAATTCAGCATATCCATTTGCTAACAAGATTAATCGTAATATACCAATACCTTCAATGGTTCTGAAATTACTATAGATAAGATGTAATCCTTCGTTTTCTGGGTCTGATAATTGTTCCAAAATTTTATAAAACTTAGGACTTAGAGTTTCCAACATAGAACCTGTTAAAAATTTGGATTGGTTCGTTTCATCCTTTTGGTTCAATAATTGCATTGCGTGTTCTATGCGTTTATTATAGGTATCCATTTCAACCGATGCATTATCTTCTACCATTTCAATATCTGCATAAGGATCTGCTTCTTGAATAACTGCTACGGGAACAACATCCAACATATTTTCATCAACAGGTTCATCTTCATCTATCTTAGGTTTGGGTCTATCAATATCATCAGGGAACACGAAATTACAAGCAGCACGAGAGAAAATACGATACGTTCCAGAAATTTCGTCCAAATCATCTTCCTTCTTTTTACGCTTGTTCTTTTGTGCGTTTCTTTCTTGGTCCGCCTCTACTTTTCTAATCTTTTCGTATTCACCATATTGATGGTCACTCATAGGACATTTAATAATATGATAAGACGATTGAGAGTCATCATCTTCTTTAATTAATTCAGGTAATAATTCTTCTTGAGCACTTCGGAAATAAGAGGTAAGACCAAGTATTCTTCGCTGGAATAAATGTTTGTGGATCATTCTATCTTCTTGTGTATCAATAAATGTTTCCTTGAATTTATCACTATTATCAGGAAGACAAGTGTAGTTGTGTAAAGTGACTCTTTTCTCATTGACACCCAATTTGTATTTTCGTAATATAGTCAATACTTTTTTGACGAAATCTGTATCACTGATATTACCTTGGGCGTCTAATTTAACTCCATTATATCGTTGAAACACTTCTCCTGATGCATCACCACCCTTTTGTGTATTCTTTTTCGTCTTGCGTTGTTTTTCTGTAGTTTGCTTTTGGGTTCCTTGCTTCTTTAGTTTTCCACGTTTCTTAACATTAATAAATCCAAAGGGATTACGAGTAACTGTTAATTGATTTCCGGAATATTCGACAAAATCAAAGGTCTTTAATCCTTCTTTGTCAAATATGGTCAGAATATTATCGGTGTCTACTTTTTGTTGTGTTTGTACACTAATTTCAAAAGTCCAAGTCTTGATATATCCACGCAACATATTATATAAGACACTAATTTCATTAGGATAGTTGATAATAGGTGTTCCAGATAAAAATACAATGCGAACATTTTGTGCACTCATTAATAAATGATACAATTCATAGGAAAGAGATTTCTTTTCCTTGAGTTTATTTACAATACGACTGACAAAATTATGGGCTTCGTCAACAATAACAACTTTGTCATCAAATGGATTGACAGTTCCATTGTTGGTTAACTTATTGAACGCTTTTCTTGTAATACCATTGTAATTGATATCTTGATACTTTGCACGAATCATATAGTTTAATTGTTCATCAATAGATTTCTGGTCTTGTGATGCCAATGTATTGTAATTTGGTTCAGGATTTTTAATGTTCATTAACCAAGCCCCTTTATTTTTACGAATGACTTCGGTTGGTAAGGATAGTGCTCTGGATAACATACTAGTATATTCTGGATTTCCATCAGATGAAATAAATTCCCAATATTGATTTTTCTTATAAAGATCATCACCACACTTCTTGAGTTCCGCCAAAAAATTCGACTTTAAGGATGCGGGTGTTAAGACCATAATCTGTTTATCGCTTTTCATGCCTTCTGCAATAGCGATAGAAGTACAAGTTTTACCTGACCCTAATCCATGAAATAATAAAAGACCACGATAAGGACTATATAAATTCAAATAATCACGTACTACTTTTTGATGGGTTAATAAATCAAAATCGGTGTTTTGACTTCCCGTTTCGCAAGATACAGTATGAGAAGATTCTAATAACTCTTTTCTACGTCTCTCAAAAAGAGGTTGTAATTTGGAAATATATAATTTACGATTATTCATGTAATAAGGTGACATCTGTATAATGTCTTTTTCCTTTTTCTCGGGTAATCTTCCAGTAATAGGTTGTCCACGAATAGCAGTTTCCTCCTCCTTTTCTTCCTCCAATGGTTCCTCCTCCTTTTCTTCCTCCAATGGTTCCTCCTCCTTTTCTTCCTCCAATGGTTCCTCCTCCTTTTCTTCCTCCAATGGTTCCTCCTCCTTTTCTTCCTCCAATGGTTCCTCCTTCTTTTCTTCCTCCAATGGTTCCTCCTTCTTTTCTTCCTCCAATGGTTCCTCCTTCTTTTCTTCCTCCAATGGTTCTTCCTTCTTTTCTTCCTCCAATGGTTCCTTTCCTATAACTAATTTCTTAGGCATCTTAGAAGTATTCATTAATGCAGGAGTAGAAAGAATAGTAGGAATAGTATTTACTTTTGTAGATTGTTGTTCTACACTAAGAACAGGCATAGCACGTTTATCTGCTAATTTGCGTAGCAATTCTTTTCTATCAAAATATTTATTACGTTTTCTTGCATCTATTATGGCTACATTCGTTTTTCCCTGTATAGGTTGTTCTTCCATAATAGGTGTATTGGTAATATCTTGTTGTTCTTTTTTGATACGCACTATTATATTTTGTTTCTTTTTTGGTGCTTGTTGTTGTTGAAATAACTTATCCATAATAGTATACAATAGTAGTATAAATTTTATTCAATTCATTTTTGTTTAAAAAGCATTTGGAAGGTCAAAATAATCAGGACTACCATAAAAGAAAAAAGAAAAAGCTTTTTGTTGAGACGAAATACGAGCATTTTCAGAGGAACCTCTTGCTGATTCAATATTTTTATCTTGTGTTTGGTCGGATACTCCTGGGAATAAACAAGACAAGTTTCGTTGCATTTTACGAACAGGTCTCGGAACACTATTTTCTTGGTGTAATACTTTTTGAAAATTTTCATAATAACTCAATTGTTTGCGATCCTTTTTATGAGTAACTTTCAATTGGATACGTACATTATTTTCTTTTGAATTGAAGGTGCCACTATGAATAAGATTCGCATTGAATAGTATGACATCGCCTTGGTTACACGGAATATTCATTAGTGGGTCCGTCATGGGGACATATGGCTTCAAGTGTTTTGTATGAGATTTTGGATATATATTCAAACATTTATCCATATTTTCTAAATAAACAATCATTGTGTAAGAAGGGTACTGTTGTCCTTTGTTAAAAAAATCACCATTATTGTCCCGATGACAAGTATGTACAAACGACTTTTCAATGATCCATATATAATCTTGTAATTGATATTCTGAATTTTCTGTACAAGCACCTATTATTTTTTGTAAATTAGTATTAGACAACAATCGTTGCTTAACCTGCCTATATTTTTTTTGTTTTACCAAAGAAAGAAGTTCGTGACATTCTTGTTTAAGGATACCTTGTTTTACCAAACAAAACCCATCTTCTGCTAATTGTTTATTAGGTTCATTTGAAATAGATACATCTTGCATTGTCCTTAGGTCATTAAAAAAAAATAAATACAAAAGGATACACAAGAAAAGGATAACGATACTTAGTAATATATAACTTGTATTAGGAGTCATTATATATTGCTATCTAAAATTCACTACATTAGTTACAACAGTTTATTATTGTGATTAGAAATTTTGCAATATTCGGATTGCTGATTCACAAGCAAATTGTTCGGCTTTTTTCTTGATTTTATGAATGCCTTCTCCTAGAAACACGAAGATCCCATGTTGCTTAGACATATAAAGATGAATGTCTTGATACGATTTAAATTTTGAAATAGGAATAGCACGTTCGTGAGAAACATCATGTAATTGTAATCCCAATCTAAGATACACCCCCATATGATATCCATTATCTTGGTCATGTTGTTCGATTTCCAAGTAATCTGGTGTAACTTTGAATTCCTTTTGAATTTTCACTTGCAAAATGTTTTTGTAATTGTCATCATTACGAATAAGCTCAATCCAATTCACATGCTTTTCAAAGACATTTTCAACGAATACTTGTACCATTTGGAAACCAGGTCCAGTGCTGAACAAGTTTTCAAACCAACCTTCTTCATCTTTGATGGAAAGTTTGTTGAAATCCAAGAACATTGCTCCAATAAATGATTCAAATAAACATCCCAACTTTTTCAGATTAGTTCGTGTTTGTTTTGATTCCGCGTGTTTCGACAAGACAACCCATTTATGTAGTCCCATTTCATAAGCCATTTTACCAATGGATTCATTCTTTACTAATGCAATCTTTTTCTCTGTCATAAATCCTTCATTCTCTTTGGGAAAACGTTTATACAAATAATATTTAGTAATACATTCTAAAATACCATCGCCGACAAATTCTAATCGTTCATTTGATTTAGTGTATAATGGTAAACAATCATCAGGTTTTTCGTTAATGACAATATTATTATTTTTATTTTCAAGATGTGGTCGTTTTGTATAAGACCGATGAACAAATGCGCGTTTGTATAAATTATAATTATAGATAGTGGTATCTACACCATAATTTTGTAGTATTTCTTTGATTTCTTGGTCAGTAATTAATTTATTTAGGGGGTTGTATGGGTCAAATATATAGTATTCTTCTCCTAAGTCG